GCTCCCCGAGCCGGGCGGCACGATGGCCGCAACAGGGTTTACCTTGTTAACGCCGTCGTCCACCGCCCACCCATTCTGATATTGAGGTTGCCATGACCACTGTTGTTATCCCCGCGCCACGGCCTGACAAAACGGCCGAACCGGTGATTGAAAATACCTTTTTCTGGCCTGCGGTTGACCCGATAAAACTGCGCGAGCTGTTGCGCCTTGAGGGAACCGTCACCGCTGAGCGCCTGCGCTTTACCATCAAAGGCGCTATTTCAGAGGTTAACGCCGAACTGTACGAGTACCGCCGTGACCAGATGGCGGCAGGCTTTAAAACACTGGCCGAGGTACAGGCCGAGCAACTGGACGGCGAAAGCATCCAGTTGTCCGAGTACCAGCGGGCGGTTTGTGCCATTACAGCCGCACTGTTGGCCGAGCGTTATCGCGGCTATGACGCCAGCGCGCGTGGTGATAAACGTGCGGAGGCCATTGAAAGTACGGTGGATGAGTTGTGGCGTGATGCGCGGATTAGCATTCGCAACATTGCCGGGAAGTCTCACAGCATTATTGGCCTTATCTGATGCAGGTCAACGCGTTGCAAGGCGACACGCTCGACGCATTGTGCTGGCGCTATTACGGCCGCACGCAAGATGTGCTTGAGCAAGTCTATGACGCGAATCCGGGGCTGTCGGAACTGGGGGCTATTCTGCCGCATGGTTATCCGGTGGAGTTGCCCGACATGGCCCCGGCGGCCCAACGTGAAACCGTTCAATTATGGGATTGAAAATGGAGAAATTTAGCTCTGCGGTAGCTTATGTCTTGGCGCTGGTACTGGCATTTATTGGCGCACTGAGTCCGCAAGATATCGCGTTTTATGTGGCGGCGGTGGCCGCTGCGGCGACCTGTTTTATCAACTGGTACTACCGGCGCAAGAGCTATTTCTTGCTGAAAGAATTGGGTATCAGGCGGGAGGTGTTCGATGAACTCAATCGTTAAGCGCTGTTTGATCGGGGCGATTCTGGCGCTGGCCGCCACCTTGCCAAATTACCAGACGCTCAACACCTCGCCCGCCGGGCTAAAACTGATCGCCGATTATGAGGGCTGCCAGCTCAACGCCTACCAGTGTAGCGCCAATGTCTGGACAAATGGCATCGGCCACACGGCAGGCGTTAAGCCGAACAGCGTTATCAGTGAGCGTCAGGTGGCGGTCAATCTGGTCGCTGACGTGCAGCGGGTCGAACGGGCTATGGCGGTGTGTATGCCGGTTGCCATGCCGCAAACGGTGTATGACGCGGTAGTGTCATTCGCCTTTAACGTCGGTACGGGGGCGGCCTGTCGCTCGACGCTGGCCTTTTTTGTCAACAAGAGCGACTGGCGCAGCGCCTGCAATCAGTTGCCACGCTGGGTGTACGTCAACGGCGTGAAAACCAAAGGGTTAGAACGTCGCCGCACCACCGAGCAAACACACTGCCTGAGCGGGGTCTGATATGCGCACATTACTTCTGTTATGGGTTTTGATGATGGGGCTGCTGGCGTGGCACGCCCATAACCTTAAAAAAGAGTTAGACAGCGCCAAACTGGTGATTGGCACCTTATCCGCTGGGATTGAGAGCAGGGACAATGCGATCACCCGCCTGCAAGATGAGGCCCGGCAACAGGCAGACAATGAGCGGGCATTACGGCAATCACTGAGCCATGCCAGCACCTTGTCATTATCCCGTGAACAGAAAATTCAAAGGTTACTCAATGAAAATAAAGTCTTGCGTGATTGGTTCGCTACTGCTTTGCCTGCTGACGTTATCCGGCTGCACCAGCGTCCCGCGTTCGCCAGCCCCAACGATTATTTACGTTGGCTGTCCGACGGTGAGCAGTTGCCCGCTGCCGGGCAGCAACCCGGCGGTTAACGGTGATTTAAGTGCCGATATCCGCCAATTAGAAGCCGCACTGGTGGCCTGCGGGCTGCAAGTGGAAGCCGTTAAACAGTGTCAGGAACAACACCATGTTAAAACCCAAACTGTTACGCCAAGCCTTAACCGACAGTCTGCAACTGTTCCAGACTAACCCGGAGCGGCTGAAAATGTTTGTTGATGGCGGGCGCATTGTTTCAACACTGGCCCCGTCGCTGTCTTTTGAAAATCAATATACGCTGACGCTGTTTATTGAGGATTTCCCCGATGATGTTGATTATCTCTTTGTGCCGATACTGGCATGGCTGCGGGAACATCAACCGGACATCATGGCGACGGAGGAAAAGCGCCGCACCGGCTTTATTCATAAGGTTGATGTGATGAGCGACGTGTTGAGTGATATCCGTATCGACCTGCAACTGACTGAGCGGGCTATTGTGAAAGAGGTAGACGGTGCATTGCATGTTGACCATGCGCTGGAGCCGACTTGGCCGGGTACGCCAACACGACCAACAGCCATCTACTTTAACGGTGAAACGGTCAAATGAATGAGTTGAAACCCTTTGATGACGCATTGGCCGGACTGATTGCCAGTCTGACACCCAAAGCCCGCAAAGCACTGGCGGTGACAGTTGCAAAACGCCTGCGGGCCAGTCAGCAACAACGCATCAAACGCCAGCAAGCGCCCGACGGCACCCCGTATGCCACCCGTAAATCTCAACCGTTACGTAAACCCAAGGGCCGGATTAAGCGGGAAATGTTCGCCAAGCTGCGCACCGCACGCTATATCAAAGCCAACAGTAGCCCTGATGCGGCGGTGGTTGAGTTTGCCGGGCGCGTGGAACGAATGGCGGCAGTGCACCATTTTGGCCTGCGTGACCGTCCGAACGTGCACAGCAAAGATGTGCAGTATGATGAAAGGCCGTTGCTGGGGTTTAGTCAGCAAGATATTACAATCATAGAAGAAATAATAATCTCATCTATGATTTAAATTAGCTCTTTTCAGCCCCAGTGATTTCATTTTTTATTTTACTAACAATCATTGCTGAATCTGAAAAGTCTTTAAGGTGTTTCAAATCCTCACTAAGATGAAATATGTAGTCCTTAAGGAATTCATTATAAGTAATTTGAGTTTCTAATTTAATTATTTTTTGTTTAACCTCAAAAAACTTACAGATGAAGTTGATTGTATTTGTGAAATGTGCCCTTATCTCATCAGTGGTGTTTACGATTTCGTTAATGCGCATTATTATTTTAGTGACGTTATTAATCTCAATTAAGTGTACTGGATGTGTTTCATCTCTTGCCCTTAGGGTGTTGTTACGAGTTCCATAGTGATAAATTGATATTATTAACCTGGATTCGTCACTTAACATTAATTTAAACGCCTCATGGTTCTGAGTGAATGAAATTAACTCATTTACAATGTAAAAAATATTATTTATATTACTCCCAAGCTCATAGGTATTAAACAAGATATTACCATCATAGATAATATCGCCAAATTTTATTTCTCTTTTATACACCAGACCTATGTGTTTGCGTATTAACAACATGTCAGTTATAAAATCTATGGGGTGAGAAAAGTAATGCTCTCCTTTTAGATTATCACTTATTCTTCTAGCCCAATTAGTAATATCGATTAAATTACCCGACTTCTCTTCTCCACTCAAATCAATTTTTGTAACGCAATGATTGAATGTATTTTCAGTGAATATCCTCCTATAGAGATCAGTTCTATTGATAATGGAAAATTCATTATTAAATCTTGACTCTACCTTGTTAATTAAATCATCAAACATTTCACTATGTAATTTGTATTTTTCAAAGTTTATTTTTTCCTTATTAATGTTCGCCACATTTTTCTCTCTTATGACTTGTTTACATCGATTTATATTATCTTGCCTACTTTGTGTGATTAAAAATATCAAGGTTGATAAGGTTGCCAGTGCTCCGCTTAAAGTGAATAAGCCAGATAGTAACGTTCCAAAATCTGCCCAGTCAGCTGTTTTTTTGAAATTGAGAATTCACCGCCTGTTATATACCCTCCATAAAAAACAAGAACTATTAATGGCAGGCCAATCATTAAAAACAAAATGAAACCAATTAAACATTTAGGAAGTGATTTTTTAATAAGCATATAAACCTTATTAACTGAATTTATAATTATTACGATAATATCGTTGTTGTGCCATTGATGTCACGCCCGCATTGATTTGAGCCATAAAATCATCCTGCCACAATGGTTCTCATGAACACTCAAACCCAACTTACTGAAATTCTGCGCCTGCTGCGTAACCTGATCCGTATTGGTACGGTGGCCGAGGTCGATCTCGACCAAGCCCTGTGCCGCGTGGCGACGGGAGACAATACCACTGGCTGGTTAAACTGGCTGACACTGCGCGCCGGTCAATCGCGATCATGGTGGGCACCGTCCGAGGGTGAGCAAGTATTGATATTGTCACTCGGTGGCGAACTGGACACCGCCTTTGTACTGCCGGGCATTTTCTCTGATGACTTCCCGCCACCGTCGGCCTCGGCCAATGGCCTGTATATCGCCTTTCCTGACGGTGCCACGTTGCACTATGAACCTGAGAGCGGCGAGTTGCAGGCTGATGGCATCAAAACGGCGGTTATTAATGCCAGTGAATCGATAAACGCCACTGCCCCCACTATTACCTGTGCCGCCTTGGTCAAAATTCTGCTGGATACGCCCGAAGTGGAATGCACCCACAACCTGACTACCGGCACGTTGAACGTGAAGAAAGGCGGCAAGATGAGCGGCAATATCACGCATACCGGCGGTCAACTTTCATCTAATGGTGTGGTGGTTGATAAGCATGACCACGGCGGCGTCTTGCATGGTGGGGATTATACGGAGGGGATTAAATGACCACTGCCACCTATCTCGGTATGAGCCGCATCGCCGGGCAAACCATTACCGACGCTGACCATATCAGCCAGTCTATCGCTGACATTCTGATTACGCCGGTGGGTTCGCGGGTGATGCGCCGCGCTTATGGGTCGCTGCTATCGGAGCTGATTGACCAGCCACAAAATCCGGCCTTGCGCCTGCAAATTATGGCCGCCAGTTACAGTGCGATTTTGCGCTGGGAGCCGAGGGTCAAACTGACTGGCATCACCTTTGATACCACCTTTGACGGGAAAATGGTGGTTGATATCACTGGCACCCGCACCGACAGCGCGGCCCCTCTCTCTTTAACCATCCCTGTGAGCTAACCCTATGGCAACCATTGACCTGAGCCTGTTACCGCCGCCGTTTGTGGTGGAAGAACTGGATTATGAAACCCTGTTGGCCGAGCGCAAAGCCACGCTGATATCTCTTTACCCAGAAGAACAGCGCGCCGCCGTGGCCCGCACGTTGTCGCTGGAATCGGAGCCACTGGTCAAGCTGTTGCAAGAAAATGCCTATCGCGAGGTGATATTACGCCAGCGCGTCAATGATGCGGCCCGCGCGGTGATGGTGGCCTATGCCGTCGGCAGTGATTTAGACCAGCTCGGCGCAAATAACAACGTTGAGCGGCTGGTTATTATCCCGGCTGACCCCGCCGCCATTCCGCCGATTGACGCGGTGATGGAATCTGACAGTGATTTCCGGGTGCGTATCCCGCAAGCCTTTGAGGGCTTGAGTGTCGCCGGGCCAACGGGTGCGTATGAATATCACGCCAAAAGTGCTGACGGCCGTGTGGCCGATGCCTCGGCAATCAGTCCGACACCCGCCTGTGTCACGGTCACGGTGTTATCGCGGGATGGCAACGGCGAAGCCTCAGCCGAACTGCTGGCCGTGGTTGAAGCCGCGCTGAATGATGAGAACACGCGGCCGGTGGCTGACCGGGTCACGGTGCAATCGGCCCACATTGAAGATTATGAGATTGACGCGGTGCTCTATCTGCATCCGGGGCCGGAGGCTGAGCCGGTGCGCCTTGCGGCTGAGAAGAAACTGACCGCCTTTGTCACTGCACAACGCCGCCTTGGTCGCGACATTCGCCTATCGGCTCTGTATGCCGCGCTGCATGTTGAGGGTGTCCAGCGGGCGGTAATTAATGCCCCCCTGGCTGATGTGGTGTTGGATAAAACCCAAGCGGCCTATTGTACCGGCAGCAACATCACTGTCGGGGGTACGGATGACTGACCGTTTATTGCCTGTTGGTTCTTCTGTGCTGGAAGTAGCCGCCGCGCGCGCCTGCGCCGAGCTGGAAAATACCCCGGTTCCGATTCGCCAGCTCTGGAACGCCGACACTTGCCCGCTACCACTATTGCCCTATCTGGCGTGGGCGTGGTCTGTTGACCGCTGGGATGAGAACTGGCCGGAAGCCACCAAGCGTGAGGTGGTGAAGTCCTCGCAGTACGTCCACAAACACAAAGGCACCATTGGCGCAATCCGCCGGGTAGTTGAGCCGCTGGGCTATCTCATCAAGGTGATTGAATGGTGGAAGACCAACGAAACACCCGGCACCTTTCGCCTCGATGTTGGCGTGTTGGAAACCGGCATTACCGAAGAGATGTATCAAGAGCTGGAGCGGCTGATAGACGACGCCAAGCCATGCAGCCGCCACTTAGTCGGCCTGTCTATCAATCTTGATAGTAGCGGCCCGCTGACTGTGGCTGCTGCCAGTTACAGCGGTGATGAGCTGACCGTATACCCGTATTTACCTGAAACCCTAATCGTGACCGGCGAGGGTTACGCCAGTGCCGCAATCCACATTATTGATGACCTGAGAGTGAACCCATGACAGCGAAATTCTTTGCTTTACTGACCAACATTGGCGCGGCCAAGCTGGCGAATGCCACCGCGCTCGGCACCCGCTTAGAGATTACTCAAATGGCGGTCGGGGATGGCGGCGGCACCCTGCCAACCCCTAACCCGGCGCAAACCCAACTGGTGAATGAGCAGCGCCGCGCCGCCCTCAACATGCTGACCATTGACCCGATTAACACCAGTCAGATTATTGCTGAACAGGTTATCCCTGAGACTGAGGGCGGGTGGTGGATCCGGGAGATTGGCTTGCTGGATAAAGACGGTGATTTGGTTGCGATTGCCAACTGCGCCGAAACTTATAAGCCACAATTGCAAGAGGGCAGCGGGCGCACACAAACCATTCGGATGATTTTAATTGTCAGTAGCACGGCTGCTGTCACGCTGAAAATCGACCCATCGGTGGTACTGGCAACGCGCCAATACGTTGATAAAAAAACTGATGATAAAGCGATTGAGGTTAAAGCCTACGCTGATGACCTGTTGGCGGCGCATGCAAAATCACGCAATCACCCGGATGCCAGCAAGACAGAAAAAGGTTTTGTTAAATTAAGCAGCGCTACAACCAGCGATAGCGAGGTGTTGGCCGCCACGCCGAAAGCGGTCAAAACAGTAGCCGAAGCAGCAGCGAAAGCATTGAGCGACCACGGCAAAGACGCTAATCCGCACGACCAGTATTTTCAGATTGCCAATCTGTTATCTGAGATTAAAGCACAGGGGCCAGCCGCACTGGCTGAGACTCTCGCAAACCTTAGTTTAGGCGACGCGGCTAAAAAGGGAATTGCATCAAATGCGGAAATGCAGATAGGAACGGCGGATAAGCTGGTTTCGCTGGTTGGGCTAATGAGTGTTTTCGGTAAACGAGCTTTCTCTGAAAATGACTACATTCGCATACCTGATGTTCCGGGTGGGTTAATCATCCAATGGATGAAAATTAATAATTTCCCAGCTAACACATTTCAAACTGTCACGTTACCCACGGCTATGCCCCATCAACTACTTAATGTTCTTTCTACTATGTACTACGGCATTGCCTCTGCCAATGCAGAAGCTAACGCGCGCGTTACGGATTTTACATTAACTAACTTCAGGGCGGCGGCCGGACTATCGTACACAACATCTCAAACGTTTATCGCAATAGGATATTAATATGAACAGTGTTTTTTTTAGTCCATCAACGGTAGGTTTCTATAGCGACAATTTAATCAATGATGGTTCGTATGATAGTTCTTTACCCTCAGATATTATCGAACTGACGCTGGCAGAAAATGAAATATATAAAGGTAGAAATCCCCCCTTGGGTAAAATGCTTGGTGCTATTAATGGTCGCCCTGCGTGGGTAGATTTACCACCACCGACACATGAAGAGTTAATCGTTAGTGCCAATGCTAAAAAGAACCAGTTGAAAGCAGCCGCTGATTCAGAAATTGATTGGCGACAAGATGCGGTTGACGGAGCGTATGCGGAGGGTAACGAGGCCGAAGAGCTTGCAGCATGGAAGAAATACCGAGTGTTATTAATGCGTATTGACTCATTAAACGTCCCTGATATTCTTTGGCCCGCATTGCCATAATAGGAATACCGGGCTTAACCGCCCGGCATTTACTTAATGAATTATAAGTCTATCTGCCAAATAAGACGACTCTCGCCGATTTATTGAAGTTGATGATTTTTATTAGAACATAAGCTAGCAAGGTTGCAACGGAGAAACAAACAAGATTTAAAACAGTATGGTTTTCAATGAAGCCTGATATTAGCTTAACCGCTAAGTAAATCAATGTACCTTGAACTGCGTAAAAAGCCAATGAATTATTAGATAAATAGTCTATGGCATATTTTAATTTCTTATAAGCCCAATTATAATCAAGCCCGAATAAAAATACTATGGCGCTAATCGCTGTCGCATATCTAATCATGAATAATAACCTGTTATTCAAGATGCTATTCTCTATAGTTAAGCCGAAAATAGTCTCTACATTTAATCTATGCCATTGGGTTACCAGTGCCAAGTAAACAATTAATGATAAAATATTTACATACCGATTTTTTATTTTTGATAAAATTGAATATTGTTTAAAGCAGTAGCCCATGAAAAAGAAGAAAAATTGCCACGTTAATAAGCCCATGCCGAACTCACTTAACAAGGTAAACTTATGTTGAAGTCGATCAGCGATGATAATGAAAATTATTATATAGAGCGCTTTGTTTTTTTCTGGTAATACCATAAAGATACATATTGTAAAGAACAAAACCCATAAGAACCATAAACCAAGAGATGGGTTAATTAGCAATGCCCGCATATAAGAATAAAAAGAGCTTAAATGAACACCATCCGTATTGAACATGAAATAGTTTATTATTGCCCAAGAAAAGAAAGGGACTAGCAAAAGTTTAGCTTTCTTCATTAAATCTGATGATATTCCTTTCGGTTCTTTATAAAGATATCCACTTATACACATAAATAATGGCATATGAAACGAATAGATAACTTTAAATAAAATGTCATCATCGAAGTTGCTAGTTGTAGTCTGAATGACATGCCCCGCTATAACTAATAATGTTGCAAATGCCTTAAGTACATCTATATTTTTATTTCTAACGTCCATTACAGCCCCTTAAAAAGACAAAAGGATAAACCATCTTCATTTTTGCCATCATTCTAATGAAACAGATAATATCATTGTATTCATATACCTAACAATTATTGTAGATAAAATAATGATAACCATACAAAATAGTTATCAAACGTACTCTTCAATTAGAATAAAAATTCTATTGATATTTCCGTTGTACCAGCGACCACACATCCCCTATCAGATGCCCCCAGCCCCGTAAGCCGTCACCATACTCTCACCCTTAACCAACGGAGAGTTACCCCATGGGTGATTACCATCACGGCGTCCGCGTTCTCGAAATTAACGAGGGGACGCGTGTCATTTCCACTATTTCCACCGCCATTGTCGGCATGGTCTGCACCAGCGACGATGCTGACGCAACCGCATTCCCTCTCAACACCCCGGTACTGATTACTGATGTGCTGGCCGCTGCCGGTAAAGCGGGCAAAAAAGGCACACTGGCCGCATCTTTGCTGGCGATTGCTGAACAGTCGCGCCCAGTTACGATTGTGGTGCGAGTGGCTACCGGCAAAGATGAAGCTGAAACCACGTCTAATATCATCGGCGGCGCAGACGAGAACGGCCGCTACACTGGCATGAAAGCGCTGTTAGATGCGCAATCAGTCACCGGTGTGCGCCCGCGCATTCTTAGTGTGCCGGGGCTGGATAATCAGGAGGTGTCTACCGCACTGGCGAGTATCTGCCAGCAGTTGCGCGCCTTTGGTTATATCAGCGCTTATGGCTGCAAAACCCTTTCCGAAGCTATCTTGTACCGTGACAATTTCAGCCAACGCGAGTTGATGTTGATTTGGCCGGACTTCCTGAGCTGGAACACCACTGCCAACAGCACAGATATTGCTTATGCCACCGCCCGCGCCCTCGGTCTGCGCGCCAAGATTGATACCGATACCGGCTGGCATAAAACCCTGTCTAACGTCGGCGTAAATGGCGTGACCGGTATCTCTGCCAGCGTCTACTGGGATTTACAGACTGTTGGCACTGACGCTGACTTACTGAACAAAGCCTGCGTGACAACGCTAATCCGTAAAGACGGCTTCAAGTTTTGGGGTTCGCGTACCTGTTCTGACGACCCACTGTTTGCCTTTGAGAACTATACCCGCACCGCGCAGATTCTGGCCGACACCATGGCCGAGGCGCAGTTGTGGGCGATTGATCGCCCGATGCACCCGACGCTGGTCAAAGACATGATTGGCAGCATCAATGCCAAATTCCGCGAAATGAAATCCGCCGGGCTGATTATTGACGGCACCTGCTGGTATGACGACAGCGCCAACGATAAAGACACCCTGAAAGCGGGCAAGCTGTTTATCGATTACGACTATACGCCAGTGCCTCCACTGGAAGACCTCACCCTGCGCCAGCGTATCACCGATAAATATTTGGTGAACTTTGCCGCTGCCGTCAACAGCTAAGGAAAACTGACTTATGGCACTGCCACGTAAGCTGAAATTGATGAACCTGTTTAACGATGGCCGGGATTACATGGGGATCGTGTCCGCCATCACCCTGCCGAAACTGACTCGCAAGCTGGAGAACTACCGGGGCGGCGGGATGAATGGCGTTGCGCCGATTGATTTGGGTCTGGATGACGATGCGCTATCCATGGAATGGTCGATGGGTGGCCTCGACGAGCTGGTGTTGCAGCAATGGGGGACGCCTAAAGTTGACGGGGTTCCGCTGCGCTTTGCGGGCGCTTATCAGCGTGATGATACCGGCGAAGTGACAGCGGTAGAAGTTGAGATCCGTGGCCGTCATAAAGAGATTGATGGCGGCGAATCCAAGCAAGGGGAAGACACTGAAACCAAGGTGTCCACCCAGTGCACCTACTACAAGCTGACCATTGACGGCAAGGTGGTAATGGAAATTGACGTGGTTAACCTGATTGAAATTGTTAATGGCGTAGACCTGCTGGAAGCGCAACGCAAGGCCATTGGCCGCTAACCCCTGACGGCCAGTGTTACCCGCTGGCCCTCCCTGACTGAATTGGAAAAACACATGAAAAAGCCTGCTGCTAAAACCGTACTGGAAAAAACTGTTAACGAGAATGTGGTGGTACTGGAAACACCGCTAAAGCGTGGCGATACCCTGATTACTGAAATCGAAGTTTACCGCCCCAATGCCGGGGCGCTGCGCGGGGTGCGGCTTTCAGATGTCGCTCATTCAGATGTGGATGCGCTGATTGTGGTGTTACCCCGTATCACCACACCGACACTGACCGCCGCAGAATGCAGCCGCTTAGAATTGCCGGATTTAGTGGCACTGGCGGGCAAGGTGATTGGTTTTTTGTCGCCGAAACAGGGGGCGTAACGCTCGACCCGAAACTGGAAGTTGACGACCTGATGGCGGATATTGCCGCCATTTTTCACTGGCCGCCGTCAGAGCTTTGGGCTTTGAGCCTCACCGAACTGGTGCGCTGGCGTCATAAAGCCTTACTACGCAGTGGAGCCGTAAATCATGAGTAAGAGCTTACAGCTACAGGTATTGCTCAAAGCAGTAGACCAAGCCACCCGCCCGTTTAAAGCCATCCAAACCGCCAGTAAATCCCTCACTGGCGACATTCGCAACACACAAAGCAGCATCAAATCCCTTGATGCGCAGGCGGCGAAAATTGACGGTTTCCGCAAGGCCAGCGCCCAACTGGCCGTCACCGGGCAGGCGCTGAAAAAAGCCAAAGAAGACGCGGCGGCGCTGGCTATCGCCTTTAAAAACACCGAGAAACCCACAGCTCAACAAGCCCGACTGATGGAGGGAGCCAAGCGCGCGGCGTCTGAACTGCAAACCAAATACAACGGGTTACGCCAGTCAGTGCAGCGTCAGCGCGACGCCCTTAACGCTGACGGCATTGCCACCAAAAACCTGAGCAGTGAACAGCGCCGGTTACGCAGTAGCGCCGCCGAGGCGACTGTTGCCCTGAGTCGCCAGCGGCAAGAACTGCAACGCCTGAGCTTGAAACAGGAGCAACTCAACCGTATCAGCAATCGTTACCAGAAAGGCAAAGCCGCCACCAGTGCCGTGCGTAATACCAGCGCGGCGAGTCTTGGCGTAGCAACTGCTGGGCTGTACGGCGCGGCGAAACTGGTTGCGCCAGGTATGGAGTTTGACAGTCAGATGTCAGGCACACAGGCGATTTTAGGGCTGGATAAGAACGACGCCAAGCTGGCCGCCATTCGTAAACAGGCGCGAGATATCGGTGGCTCCACCGCTTTTTCCCCGACTGACGTAGCGCGAACCCAAGACACGCTGGCGCGTGCTGGCTATGACGCTAACGCCATTCTGGCCGCGACTGAACCGACGGTTAACCTGTCGCTGGCGTCCGGTGTGGATATTGCCGAGGCGGCCGATATTGTCACCAACATGCAATCGGCGTTTAACCTGCCGTTAGACCAGATTAAACGCGTGTCGGACGTGATGGCGAAAGGCTTTACCAGTTCAAACACCAACCTGTTAGAGCTAGGCGAGGCCATGAAATATGTGGCTCCGATTGCCGAGGCCGCCGGGGCCAGCATTGAAGACACCACCGCGTTACTCGGTGTACTGGCGGATAACGGTATCAAGGGCAGCATGGCGGGTACCAGTACCAGTGCGGTGTTTAGCCGGTTGCAAGCGCCTGTCGGGCAAGCACCGGCCGCACTGAAAGAGCTGGGAATAACGACCCGCGACGACAAAGGCAATATGTTGCCGGTGGCGAAAATCCTCAAAGATATTGACCGCTCGTTTAAAAAGAACACGTTAGGCACCGCGCAGCAAGCCGAGTATCTGAAAGTGATATTCGGTGAAGAGGCGATGAAAGGCGCGGTGAAACTGGTGGCTGCTGCCGGTAACGGCAAGCTGGCGGAGAAACAAAGTAAGCTGATGCAGGCCGGTGGCACCGCGCAATCTATTGCCACGGTCAGAATGGATAACCTTGACGGCGACCTGAAAAACCTGAGTTCGGCATGGGAAGACTTAGAGATTGAGGTGTTTGAGAAGCAAGACTCCGCACTGCGCAAACTGACCCTAACCGCAACCGACTGGCTGGTCAATGTGGCTGCATGGGCCAAGAAAAACCCTGAGCTGGTCAGCACCATTACCACCGTTACTGGCGCGGCGTTGGTACTGGTTGCCGGATTGGGGGCGCTGGGGCTGATTGCATGGCCGGTCATGGCCGGGTTTAACCTGCTGTTGGCCGGGGCTGGTTTATTGAGTACCGGTTTTTCCATCATGGGTGGAACAATTGCCGCAACACTAGCCACGTTGGCATGGCCGGTCACTGCGGTGATTGCGCTTATTATCGCTGGTGCGCTGCTTATTCGTAAGTTTTGGGAGCCTATTAGCGCATTTATGGCGGGTGTAGTGACAGGCTTTACCGCTGTTGCCGGGCCAATCAGTGCGGCATTTACCCCGCTAATTAATGGTTTTAACCAGCTCAAGACACTGTTTGCTGAATTAGTCGCCCCCATCAAATTTAGTGGGGAGTCGTTGCTTATTGCTACCACTGCCGGGGAAACATTCGGCCGAGGTTTAGCTTATGCGCTCAAACTTCCCATTGATGCACTGGGGCAGCTACGCAGTGGCATTGACTGGGTACTGGAAAAACTCGGCATTATTGATAGTAAATCTGCCGGGCTGGCCGATAACGTCCCGAAAGATAACCCTTATGCGGGCGGATACTCACCCAGTGGTGGCGTGTTATACGGCGGCTATCAGCCGGTCACCGCCAATACCGGCACCACTATCGTTGATAGCAGTGTCACCACCAATGATATCAAGGTGACTATCCCGCCGGGCATGAGCAGACAGGATGCGGAGCGAATGATGACCGATGCGCTTGCCAAGAACGAACGCGATAAGCGCGCCCGTCAGCGCGGCCAGATGGAGAATGATTAATCATGATGTTATCACTGGGGTTATTTGTTTTTATGCGCCAGACCACGCCTTACCAAAGCATGGCGCGCGATATTGATTACCGTTGGCCGACTAACAGCCGGGTGGGCTTGCGCCCGTCCGCGCAATTTCTTGGCGTAGACAGTGAAAAAATTAAGCTGTCCGGTGTATTACTGCCGGAGCTGACCGGTGGCCGCCTGTCATTGCTGGCACTTGAGGCGATGGCCGACCAAGGCAAGGCATGGCCGTTGGTTGAGGGTAGTGGCATGATTTACGGCATGTTTGTCATCGAGAGTCTGAGCCAGACCGGCACGCTATTCTTTGAAGACGGTAGCGCCCGGCGCATTGAGTTCACCCTCAATCTGTTGCGGGTTGACGAGTCATTAACGGCCATGTTCGGCGACATGAAACAACAGGCTGACGAGTTGCTGGGTAAAGCGACAGCAATGACCGGTAAAGCACAGGCAGCTATCGGAGGGTTCTTCTCATGATGACCGGCATGTCGTTACCAGCCGGGGCGGATATGGCCCCGGACTATATGCTGACGATTAACGCGAAAGATATCACGCAGAATATTCGCGCCCGGCTGTTGTCCATGAGCCTGACCGATAACCGGGGCTTTGAGGCTGACCAGCTCGACATTGAACTGGATGACGCAGACGGCCAGCTTTCTATGCCGGAACGGGGCGCGGTGCTGTCGGTGTTTTTGGGCTGGAAAGGGTCGGCGCTGATTGGTAAAGGTGACTTTACCGTGGATGAGGTCGAGCACCATGGCGCACCAGATACACTGACTATTCGTGCCCGCAGTGCCGATTTTCGGGGTTCGCTCAATGCGCGGCGAGAAGCCTCTTATCATGAGACAACGCTGGGTAAAGTCGTGGCGCAAGTGGCGGAGCGCAACAACCTGAAAGCGATGCTGGCCGAGGGGCTGGCGGATATCGCTATCTCTCATATCGACCAGACCCAAGAAACTGACGCCAAGTTTATCACCCGGTTAGCCTCGCTTAATGGTGCAGTGGCCGCCGTTAAAGCCGGGCGATTGTTGTTTATCAAGCCGGGCAGCGGTGTCACTGCCAGCGGTAAACCCATTCCGCAAATGACGATCACCCGACAAGATGGCGACCAGCACAGCTTTAGTATTGCTGACCGGGGCGCGTATACCGGTGTAAGTGCCAGTTGGTTGCACACCAAAGACCCCAAACCGGCCAAGCCGAAAAAGGTTAAGTTAAAGCGCAAGCCGAAGTTTAAACAGCTCCGCGCACTGGAACACCCGAAAGCCAAGCCGACCCGCACCAAAGCGGCTAAAGAGAAAAAGCCGGTAGAGGAAAAACAAGGGGGTTATCTGGCGGGGGCTGAGGATAATGTCTTTGTTATCACGACGGTTTACGCCACGCAAAAAGCCGCCATGCGCGCTGCCCAGTCTAAATGGGAGAAGTTACAGCGCGGAGTCGCTGAGTTCTCTATCACTTTAGCCATGGGGCGCGCTGATTTATTTCCTGAAACACCAGTCGCGGTCAACGGCTTTAAATCGGTGATAGACCAACAGAGTTGGATAATTAGCAAGGTATCGCACAGCCTGAGCAACAGCGGCTACACCACCCAATTGTCTCTCGAAGTGTTGTTGTCGGATGTCACTTATGAGGCGGAGTGAGTTCACAATAAGTGGTTTTGTGATTATTTTATTCACTTAAAGCTAATTCTTGAGCGTTTCTAGTGTTATCATACTTGCATAAGCAGAGAGAGGAGGGGATACGAGTATGATGCATTGCCCGCTTTGTAAGACCGCTGCACATGCTCGGTCTAGCCGTTACCTGAGTGAGAAGACGAAGGAACGTTATCACCAGTGTCAGAATATAAATTGCAGTTGTACTTTCGCCACGCACGAAACGGTTGACAGAATAATTGTGTCACCGGGGGAAACAAAACCAGCGCCACCACATCCAAGTAGAAATAATCAAGGGGTGTTGTGGATGTAA